CTGCTGAATGATGTCATCCTGTTGGCACAGTCTGGCGTAGGATTCTTGCGCAAACTTGGCCAAGTTGGCTTGGCTCCAAGTTGCAAAGTCTGGTTGATTAGTCATTGATTTCCTTCTTTGACGGCGCGTCCATTTCGCGGCGGTAATACTTGGCTGGCATCTTAGCGCTTTTGTCCAAGTGCTTGCGCAGCCAATCAATTCCACCAAGTTCTTGAAAGATCACCACATGGCGGTCGCTTAGTCGCATCCAGCGAGGCTTTAGTTCTTCAAGCGGTTTTGGGCGTGGCATTTTGTTTTAAATGTCTATTGGTTGTTCGGTTGATCCAGCACCTTTGGCAGTGCCATTTTTGTTTGATGTCAACACCGCCCTCGGGCGGCTTTTCTTGTTGACATTTATCGCAGAGTTTAAATTTATGCAACATACGCCTTCTCGGGCGGTGGGGGCGTCATGTTCTCGGATGGCGGTGTCCAGCCGTGTTTGCGCCAGAGCGCCTGCACATCTGAGCCAGGCGTCCATTTAAAGTCTTTCAACGGAATAGAAGGGTAGCTTATTTTAGAGTGGGGTGGCAGTGTCATTTAGTTGCTCCTTTGAGTAGTTCAAGTCTCTCCCGCGCAACGCGCAGGGTGTTGTAGCGCTGGTGAAGGCGCTCTAGCATGGTGACGCGTTTAGCGCCCTCACGTTCTTCGTTGAGCAGTCTGAGGACGTCTTCCTCGCTCATTCTGCTGAGTTGGCTGTTAAGGCTTCGCCATGTAGTTGTCAATTTTTCTCTCCAGTTGTTTGATCGTTGTCTCTACGTTCATCAAAGCGCGTAGGGCAGCGTTAGCTTCTCTGTTGCGTATGCGCAACTCTGCTTTGGCCACTTTAAGTTTGGCTTTCCATTGGTCAATTCGTTTCATTTTTCTCTTTCAATTTAGCTTCAATGGCGCGCTCGTATCCCAAATTAACAGATTCACATTCGCCATATTGGTTATGGTGCTGTTCATAAATTACATCAATCTCCTCATCCGTCAGCCCTACCCATGTACGCTGTGGTGGGGTGGTGTAGAGAGGAATAGTTGGTGTATTTCCAAATTCAGATTTCTTAAATCCAACGTCATGCGTACTCATCCACGCCACAGGCTCAACCTTCGCTTCTAGTGCGGCTTTAATGGCGGTGATGGTTTCTTCGTTTAGTTGCTCGCCAATCTCAGACATAATCTTGTTGAATGCTTCCATGTTGCTCATATCGGCGCGTCCTCAAAGTTGTCAGGGTTAAATTTAGGCACACGGTTGCCCGTGTCCTTGGGGTTTGGAAAGGGTGGAAATGGCCAACTCATAATTGTTTCAACGCCTCTTGCAAGCCTGCCAGGCCACCGACGCGCTGGTCGTTGATAAAGATCTGCGGCATCTGTTTGGCGTCAGGATGCGCAAACCGAAACGCCGCCGCTACTTCAGGGTCGTCCATGTCTTGCTCAATAAACTTCAGCCCTTGCGACTTCAGCAACAGTTTGGCCGTCACGCAGTTGGGGCAGCCTTTCTTGGTGTAAATAAATATGTTCATGCTTGTCCCCTTGCTCGGATAGCGCCTGCTGCGTATTTGGCTTGAGCGTATCCCTCACACAACTCTGCACACGCCTCACGCTCATGCTGTGCTACTAGCTTGGCAAAGCGTTCAATTGCGTCACTTCCAAATAATGAATATCCTCCACCATGCAACATTCCAGCGTTTGCCTGTTTAGCCATCTCAATGATTTCATCTTGTGTCATGTCCTAAGTTCCTCCATTGCAATATCAGATATGGCGCGCTTGTCGTGAAGCGCCGCCCAAATTTTCTCGTCAACAGTCTTGGCTGTCAGTAAGACGTAGCACCACACAGGGTGCTTCTGCCCGCTGCGGTGCAGACGGCCAACGGTCTGCTCGAACAACTCCAGACTCCACGGCAGTGACAGAAACACCATGTGACAGCCGCCGTGTTGGAGGTTAAGTCCGTGGCCTGCTGACTTTGGATGGACGGCCAGTATCCTGACCTTTCCATCGTTCCATCGCTTGATGGCGTCGGGGTCGTCAAGGGTTGTGACTTTGAAGCGTCGCTTGAGTTCGGCAAGTTCTTCTTGATAGGTATAAGCAATGATGGTGTTGGCATGCTGGTTCTCGTCTAGTAATTCTTCAAGGCGGTCAAACTTGTGGCTACTAAACCACACAGGGATCTGCGTCACTGTGAACTTGCCTGGCGAGTCTGACGGCGCTGTCGTTGTGTCGTACACGAACCCAGACGCCAGTTGTTGCAGCTTGCCCGTGACCACTGCGGCGTTGACAGCCGTGATGCCTTCAAGCACAAAGTCTTTCTTCATGGTGTTGTAGGGTGTCATGTCCATCGTGCATGGCAACTCGACAGTATGCAAAGGCGGCAGTTTGTCTTTATACTCACCTGCCTCCAAGACAAATGTGGCAGGCTTAATCACGTTCATCACTTTCTCAAGCGCGCCAACACGCGGCGCCCACTCGCCAAACTCTTTGTTGATCAGCACAAAATACGTCTGCATGAACGCGCCTTTGCTGCGGCCAAGCAAAGACTGGTCAACGATCTTGCACTGGCCAAAGACGTCTTCTAAGCCGTTGCTGGTAAACGAGCCAGTCAAGCCCCAGCGCACAGTCATGGCGTCGATGACTTTGAGGAACGCCTTGAAGCGTGTGCCGCTGGGGTTTTTGAGGCGCGTCAATTCGTCAAACACAACGCCGTCAAAGTTTAGCTTTTGCTCGGCCAGCCACTGCAAATTGTCGTAGTTGGTCACAACCACTTGAGCGTTGGACTTGAGCGCTGCCAAGCGTTGCTTGGGCGTGCCAACGCACAGAGCCATGCTCATCATGTCAGCCCACTTGGGGCGCTCGACTGGCCACACATCAGTGCAGACGCGCTTGGGTGCCAGCACCAGCCAGCGCTTAACGTGGTTATCACGCAACATCTCCCACATAGCAGTCAATGTGATCGCAGTCTTCCCCGCACCAACGGGCGCTAGAATCATCGCCCTGTCGTGTTCAAAGAGAAAGTCAGCGGCTGTCTCTTGATACGGTCTTAACGAAAGCATCCACTTGTTCCTTAGTCCAAAGACATGCGTAGTTTTGACGCAACAACATCATGTCCATTTCAAATAATTTTTGTAGTTCACTCAGGCGACCGCCTTTGGTCTTCAACTCGACAAACCATGTCTGGCCATCGGGTAAACACGCAATACGATCGGCTACACCTTTGCGTCCGGGCGAAGTAAACTTCCAAGTCCGGCCACCGATGCGCTGCACCGCCCAGTCAAAATAAGTTTCAATTTCTTTTTCACGCATGCCGCGAAGTATACATGTAAAAAACATTTGCACAACAATTATTTTTGTGCTACATTAAAGATTCAATAAACGAAAGGACAGTAAAGTGCAACACTCAAATATCGTAGGCGGCTCAACAGCCAAACGCGTCATCAACTGCCCAGGCAGTGTGGCGTTGGTGCAGCAGATGCCGCCCAAGCCCTCAAGCGAACACGCCGACCGTGGCACGCTACTTCACAACACCATGGAACAGATCCTGACGTCTGGCGATGTGCCTGAGTCTTACCTTGGCGCACGCTACAAAGACCAACTGCTTACGCAAGAACTCATTGACGAAAAAGTCAAACCAGCACTGGAGGCACTCGATGCGATTGACCCCGATCAGACAATGGAATATGAAGTCGAGACTCGCGTTGGGTTTGGGGATCTGCTTCCTGGTGTCTTTGGTTCCACTGATCTTATTGGCCGGATTGGTAATCGTGCCATTGTGTTGGATTGGAAATTTGGTGATGGTGTCATGGTTGAGGCTGAAGAAAACCCGCAACTGATGTTCTACGCCGCCGCTGCCATGCGTACCAAAGAAGCACAGTGGGCGTTTGATGGCGCAACAGAGATTGAGATGGTCATTGTTCAGCCGCCTGAAGTGCGTCGCTGGGTGACAACGCCAGATCGCATCGCCAAGTTTGAGAATGAGTTGGTCGTTGCAGTTACACGTTCGCAGTATCCTGACGCGCATTTAGCCGTGGGTGACCACTGCCGTTGGTGCGCAGGCAAGCCCATCTGCCCCAAGATGACTGGCGCAGTTGACCGCGCTCTCAAGGTGCAAATTGAAGCGTTGCCCGCCGCGCAGATCAGCACATACCTCAAGAACGCAGACATGCTTGAGGATTGGATCCGTGACTTGCGCGCTCTTGCACTGCAAATGCTTGAGTCTGGCGCTAAGTTGCCCGAATACAAATTGGTGGCCAAGCGTGCCATTCGTTCATGGACGGATGAGGAGAAGGCCAAGGTCGCCCTCTTCGCATACGGCCTCACAGAATCTGAAGTGATGGAGACGTCCGTAGTCTCCCCGGCGAAGGCCGAGAAGGCGTTGAAGAAACGCAAGATCGGCCTACCCGAAGACCTCGTCGTCGCCATCTCTTCAGGTAACACTTTGGCAAGCGTGGATGATCCACGCCCCGAAGTGATGCTCCTAAGTGCCCAGCTTCGCGGTGCTTTAAATAAACTCCAATAAAGGAAAATCATGTCAAATTTAGTAGCCTTTTCTCAAGCTGGCTTGCCAGCAGTTTCAACTTTGTCTAGCGCTTTGCGTTCGATTCAAGCCGACGTTGGCCCAGCCGGTGTTGTCATCCTCAAGATGGACAAGACAGGTCACTGGGTGTTTGGCGCAGATCAAACCGAAGTAGAAGACGACGCCAAGTGGGCGGTCAATCCCTTCTCATTCGTGCATGGCTTTATCGCTTGGGGCGACGGTGAAGTCTTGGGCGAGAAGATGGTGTCCGTGTCACAACCTTTGCCTGAACTGGATGAAGCACCACCTCAAGCCAAGAAAGGCTGGGAAACACAAGTGGGCATGTCCCTCAAGTGCATCTCTGGCGAAGACAAGGGCATGGAAGCGCGCTTTACAACCACATCAGTGGGCGGCAAGCGCTCTGTTCAAACCTTGGCTGTTGCTCTGGCCGAGCAAGTTGAGAAAGACCAGACCAAGCCAGTGCCTGTGATTCGTCTGAAGAAGGATCACTACAGCCACAAGTCCTACGGCAAGATCTACACGCCAGTCTTTGAGGTTGTCGAGTGGGTGAGCATGGATGGCGAAGCACCTGCGGCTGAAAAAGAGGTTGAAGAAGCGCCGGCAGCGCCTACTCGCCGCCGCCGTAGCGTCTAAATTTCTGAAGCCCCGTGACAGGGGGCTTTGGAAAGGAGATGCCAATGCTTTGGTTAGATTTTGAAACCCGCAGTACCTGCGACCTACGCTCCAAGGGCGTATACAACTACGCGCAAGACGCAAGCACCGAAGTCCTCTGTATGTCGTATGCGTTTGACGATGAGGATGTCGTAACGTGGACGCCCGCACAGCCATTCCCCGAGCGCGTGCGCAACTACACCGGCCAGATCAGGGCACATAACGCAGCGTTTGAGCGCTTGATCTTTTGGTATGTGTTGCAGATCAACTTCAAGTTGGAACAGTTTTACTGCACGGCCACACAAGCCCGCGCCAACTGCGCGCCTGGCAGTCTAGAGGACGTTGGCCGCTTTGCTGGCGCGTCCATGAAGAAAGACCACAGAGGCGCGCAACTCATTCGCCTGATGTGCGTGCCGCCGTTCAAAGACTCGCCTGAACTCATGGCCGAGATGATCGCCTACTGTGAACAAGACGTCCGTGCCATGCGTGCGATCAGCAAGGCCATGCGCGATATGTCGGATGAAGAATTACTCGACTATCACGTTAACGAGCAGATCAACGACCGAGGCGTGTTGGTCGATGTACCCCTGTGCCATGCGGCTGTGAAATTTGCGTCTGACGAGTTGGTCGAGATCGAGCAGATCGTGCAAGAAGTCACAGGCGGTGCGATCGCGTCTGTGCGCTCCCCACGCATGCGTGAGTGGGTGCTTGAGCGTGTGGGCGATGAGGCTAAGAAGTTGATGGAGAAGGACGGCAAGTATTCCATCGACAAGACTGTGCGTGCTAATTTACTTTTAATGGAGAACCCCGATGAAGTCCCCGCCGATGTCCAAGAAGTTATCCAATGCGCCGACGACCTCTGGGCGTCCTCTGTTGCGAAATTCAAACGCCTCGCAGATCTGGCGGATGAGGAGGATGCGCGAGTACGCGGAGCGTTCGTATTTGCTGGAGGTTCAGCAACAGGCCGCGCGTCGTCCTACGGTGCCCAAGTACATAATTTCACCCGAAAGTGCGCTGAAGAGCCAGATAGTGTCAGGCAAGCCATGGTCAGAGGCCACGCAATCGTGCCTCGGTATGGAAAGCGCGTTACCGATGTACTTAAAGGAATGCTCAGACCCGCCATCATCCCCGCAGAGGGAAAACATCTGGTTGTTGCAGACTGGGCGGCTATCGAAGCCCGCGTTAACCCGTGGCTGTCTGGCCGTGGCGATGACAAACTGGAACTCTTCAGGACTGGTGAAGACGTATACAAAGTTAACGCAGCAGCGACGTTCAACATCCGCGTCGACGATGTCACCAAAGATCAACGACAGATTGGCAAAGTTCAAGAACTGGCGTGTGGCTTTGCCGGTGGTGTTGGTGCCTTTGCTGCAATGGGTCGTGCTTATGGCATTTCTTTACCTGAGCCTGTGGCAAAGCGAATGGTTGACGGATGGCGCCGCGCTAATCCTTGGTCTGTGCCTTACTGGTCTGCTCTTGAGGACGCATATACCCGTGCGATGAGAAACAAGGGGCGTGAATTTAAAGCAGGCCGTATCACATATTTGTTTGATGGTCAACACCTGTGGTATGCGCTCCCCTCAGGCCGCATTTTGTGCTACCCCTATGCCAAATTGGAATCGGAGGGCGTGACCTATGCCAAAGCGGCATGGAAGCCTGCGCAAGATGCAAAAGAATGGCCACGCGCCCGCCTATGGAAAGGCTTGGCGTGTGAAAATGTGACGCAAGCGGTCGCCAATGATCTACTTCGCCACTCCCTCAGACAACTCGATGACGTTGTGCTTCATGTGCATGACGAGATCGTGCTTGAAACCAACCGCGTGGGTGCAGCGGAAGAATTAAAACGTGTGATGTGTACAGCGCCAGCGTGGGCGACAGGCCTGCCGCTTAACGCTGAAGTTGAAACTATGAAAAGGTATGGCAAATGAATTTTCTTGATTTTTTAATTTCTTTGGCTCCCGAGGGTGAGACTGCGCTAATCGTGCGCCAAAAGCCCCAGCTTAAAAATGGCCAAATGCAATTTTTTCCTGACGGCGCTATCAAATGCACATGGCCGGCCATGCTGCCCACAAGCAAAACAAAACCCGAATGGGCAATTTACGGCAACACGGCCAGCTTTATCGTTGACCGTTTTAAAGATGGATATCCAAGCGCCAGCGTGGCATGCTGTGAGTACGTCCTTGTAATGGTGCTGGACGATGTGGGGGACCCTGAGAAGGCGCCCAACATACCGCCGCTAGAACCGACATGGAAAATTGAAACCTCGCCAGGTTCGTTCCAGTGGGGTTATGCTTTCTCTGATCAACCTACAAAAGCAGATTTTGCTGCCGCTATCAAATCAATCGCTGAAGCTGGCTTTACTGACAAGGGCGCCGTCAACGCCGTGCGCAATTTCCGTTTGCCTGGCTCGATCAACTTAAAGCCAGGGCGTGATAATTTTGCCGCTAAGTTGGTGGATTTTGAGCCAAAGCGTGAATTTACTCTTAAGGAAATCTGCGACGCGTTTGGTGTTGTCCCTGCGCCTGCTGATTCGGTCGGCGTGCGCCCAATCCGTTTGTCGGACGATGGCGCTGACGATGTGATGGCGTGGCTGTCTGGCCATGGCGCCTTGCTGTCTAAGCCCAATAATGAAGGCTGGGCCGGCGTGATCTGCCCAAACCATGCCGAGCATACCGACGGCAATCCAGAGGGCCGTTACATGCCCGCTAATCGCGCCTATCGATGCCTGCATAGTCATTGCATTGATTTTGATTCTAATAAATTTCTTGAGTGGGTATCTGACAATGGCGGCCCCAAGCATGCGCCTGGTTTGCGCGATGAGTTACTCGCCTTGGCCATGGACCAAGCGCTATCTAAAATTAAACCAACTGAAGCATTCCCCGATGCCGCTGCTGCCGTCATCGCTGAAGTTGAGCGTAAAGAGTTGGGACGGGTCCAAAAAACGCAATGGTATGAGCGCTTTGCGTACATTCAGGACGATGAGTCTTACTTTGACATGCAAGACCGCCGCGAGATCTCCCGCAGCACCTTCAACGCGTTATTCCGTCATATCCCCTGCAATTCAATTCACGGCAAGCGCCCTAAAATTGAGGCTTCTATTTGCTTTGACGAGAACCGCCAGGACTACGGCGCCAAAGCGCTTGTGGGCATCACTTACGCTGCTGGCGAGTCCGTGATTGTGGCGCGCGATGGTGATCTGTACGGTAACCGCTGGCGCGACGCCAGGCCCCCAGTGGCCGCCGGCGACATTACACCGTGGCTGGACCACTGCAAAACGCTGGTGCCTGATCAGCGCGAGTTGGACCATATTTTCAACGTGATGGCTTTTAAAATTCAGCGCCCTGAGATCAAGATCAATCACGCGATTTTGCACGGTGGTGACCAAGGGTCCGGCAAAGATACGATGTGGGCGCCGTTCATTTGGGCCGTGTGTGGCCCTCACCTCAAAAACCGTGGCCTGCTGGACAATGACACCATGAGCAGCCAATTTGGCTATGCCCTTGAATCCGAGATCTTGATTCTGAATGAGTTGAAAGAACCCGACGCCAAGGAAAGGAGAGCATTAGCGAATAAGCTAAAGCCCATCATTGCCGCGCCGCCTGAAATGTTGACAGTTAACCGTAAGGGCCTGCACCCTTACCAGATGGCTAACCGCGTGTTCGTGTTGGCGTTTTCCAATGACCCCGTGCCGATTAGTTTAGATTCCCAGGATCGCCGGTGGTTTTGCGTGTGGTCCCATGCGCCGCGTATGGGCACCGACGCCGCCGCGCGCATGTGGGCTTGGTATAGGTCTGGAGGTTTTGAGGCCGTGGGCGCCTGGCTGCATGCCCGTGATGTTTCGGCCTTCAACCCTGGCGCCGCGCCGGCCATGACAGAATTTAAGTTAAATCTTGTCGAGCATGGTATGAGCATGGCCGAGAGTTACTTAGTGGAACTGATGCGTGGGCGCCTGGGCGAATTTTCTAAAGGCGTGGTGGCGTCGCCCTTCCATGCGCTTTGTGACCGTGTGGCCGGCGCCGCGCCCGCTGGCGTGAAGGTCCCCCAGCCGGCGTTATTGCATGCGCTTAAAGAGGCGGGGTGGGTTGACCTGGGCCGCGTCGCGTCGGGTGATTGCCCCAGCAAAAAACACTTGTTTTGCGCGCCTGACATGGTCAACATGAGCAAGTCAGATTTGCGCCGCATGGTCGAGGATCTACCAGCGCCCCAGGCCGTGCGCCTGGTGAAATAAAAAAAGGCCCCATCGCTGGGGCCTTAAAGGTTTGGCAACTGCTACAGATCTAGGAGAATGATCAGCAGCGCCCCCAGTATAAGGGCAATTAGTAAGACCATTTGATAGACTCCATGGCGCCACGGTTTATTAGGCGCCTAGCCTCTGGACCCTCCGCGATAGCCATCTTATATTCATGTTCTGACACTTGGCCGCGTTTATGCCGGTAACCCAAATCGACGTAATAATGGTCGGCATACATGAGCGGCGCCCAGGGCGCGATTATCTCGCGCATAAGTGGGTGTAAATTATCCTTCGTTTTCATATAGATCCTCTCCCGTGTAATAGGTGGTCGGCGCTTCATTTAGGTTTTCATAAAAGCCGGTTAACGTGTTTTCACTACCATAAGGCGCGCCCTTACCCTGGTGGCCACGGCCACTATTGAGCGCGTAATAACGCGTCACATAGTCCGCTGTGGAATAAAAATATGTCGGAAAATAGCGCCGCTCAGGGCCTTTACTTTTGACAATTTTATGTTTTCCGGTGCATTTAGCATGTTCATTCATTACCGCGCCGGCGTGGTCATCGTTGACAATATAAATTGTCCGTCCTAATCTCATTTTTAACATTTAACAATCCCAATCTTCTACAGTTAATTTAATGTTGCAATGATCCGCATGCGCCTGGTTGACGTGTCCGCGCATTAGGGCGCAAATTGAATCGATCAATTCCCGGCCCACTAGGTCATTGATAATTAGCGTCGCAAACGGCGCCGCGTCTATTCCCTCTGGCGTGAATGCATTCCCACGGTGGAATGTCACTGTCGTTTTGTCGTAATGGTCCATAATTTCCCCTTAAATAGTGCAGCACCCGCAACATGGTGCATCGATACACCGGCCGCGTGGGTTTCGGTGAAATACCGTGGGCCCGTTTTCACCGTAGAAAATAACGCGGGTATCGCCGGGTTCTTCTAACCATGCCCGGCGCGTTACCGTGTCGAATTTAATATCATCGCCGGGGTTTATCCTGGCGCCTGATTTACTACAGTGGCCAGGGTATTTGGCGCGCATGCTTTTGATCATTTGGCGCCCTCTTCTAATAGAATTTTCTTAAGAAAAGGGATTGCAAAACCCGTTAAATTTGACAATTCTTTTAACGTCAAATTTGGGTTATTGTCATATATGCGCTTTATGTCTTCGAATGACAAACCGTTGAGTGATCTTTTTAATGTATAGCTCATTTTGCTAACCTCAAGTTAATGACGCGATGGCGCGCGCCGTGGGCTGGGAATCCTACAATTGTGGACCGTTGACGTTGACACAATTGACACGTCGCGCACGATACATCGTCGCGCTGGGTTGCTGGGCAAACCACCACCGGGCGGCCGGCTGGGGTTTTTGTGTTTTCGTTTTGTGTGCTGGGCAAAACAACGACGACGGGCCCGGCGTTTTGGTCGGCCAAATAATCGGCGTCGATTAGATCATTAGCCGATAAATTGACGGTAAAGCCCCAAGCATTCGCGTGGCGAATCCATGCAATGCTGGCCGCGTCGCGATGATGCGAATAAGTGAAGCCACGTTTGCCAGCATTCGCGGCCACTAGTTCGCCCAGCTTTACGGCGTCGATTGTCCCGTTTTGCTGAGGCAAATCACCGGCTTGGTTATGGCGCCACAATTGCCCAGCGGGTAACGCGTCGATTGTGCTGCAAAATTCGGCCCACGATGTACCGCGTTTTTTATCGCTAACGGCGGCCCAATGCAAGGCCAGCGGACCACTGGCGGCGTAACATTCGCCGCGCATGCTGCAATCACTGGGGCAAGAGTCGCGTTCTGTAGTGCTAACGGGAATCGGGCCGGTTTTGACGTTTGCGCTTTTAAGGGTTAGATGTGCTTGCATGCTCGGCCCCTTATTTGGTTAAAACGTCAAAATAAGCCAGGGCGCCGATTAGCAGCGCGCCAGCGACAATGGCCACGGCCAGTAGATCTAGAAATAATGCTTTTTTCATGTTGTTTTGCCTTTAGTTAAGATTAGAGAATAAAGGCCAGCTTTGCTGGCCGGTTTGATTTAGACAATGAATTCAGGGTGATTTGTAACGCCGAATGCCAGGGCATGCGCGCGAAGCGCGTCGGCGCTTTTCTTAGAACGGGCCGCGCGAATGAGTGCAGATATAGCGCGCGCGACGTAGTCAGGGCCTAAGCCAGCAGCGCGGTATTTTGTGATAATTTGCAACTCGCGAATTTCAGATTTAGTCATGTTTTGCCTTTAGGTTAGTTTAGGTTTTACTGGGTTTTTCGGACCCAGTGACGCTATTGTAAGGCATTTTCGTACACTGTCAACACCTATTTGCAAAAAAGTGACAATATGCAAAAATTGCATAATTTTGGGTCATTTGGGTTAGGGTTAGGTTATGGATTTGGGCTGGCATGACCCAATCGCAAAGCGGCGCAAATACTGGGTTTTACTATGCTTTGGGTCATTTGGGTCATGGTTTATAGATAACATCAATAATTTATATACTGTATATATAGCCAGTAGGGTTAGTATCTAGGAAATCTCACCCGCGAACGCTCGCGCCTTCCCGCACCAATTTTTCTGGCATGACAAAATGACCCAAATGACCCAAAGCCTGGGCGCCAGATCTTTGCGTTTAGGTCATTTAGGTCATGCAAAAAACAATGACCCAAATGACCCAAAGCATGGCCATGCTGGCGCCAGCTTACAAATAAAAAACCATGACCCAAATGACCCAAATGACCTAAACGATGGCCATGCCGGCGCCAGCTTGCAGCATGCGCACGGTGGCCGCTGGCCATGCCGGCGCCGGGCCGATGGCAAAATACCCACAATGCCAGAAGGGGTACCCCAAGGGCCGGCGGCAAGGGCCTAGTGAAAACGGTGGACTCGCAAACAATTTTTTATTTTTTAAAAAACGGCATACAATCCCAGCCACGTGCAAAGCATGGAGAGCTTATGTTCTATTCAATACCATTTACACCGCGCAAGGTCGAAGCGACAGAGTCGCGTTTGAAGGCGGTGTATGACGCAGCCAAACTTGGCCTCAAAGGCGACGCCTTGGCACTCGCCGCAGGCATGTTGCCCACCGAATACCGACAACTCACGCAACTTGACCCCGTGGTCGAGATGGCCGCGCAAAAGGGCAAAGCAGACGCTGAGATAGAGATGGCCAACGTCTTGCGCAGCGCAGCGCTCCAAGGCGACGCTAAGTCAGCGCTTGAGATCCTCAAACATCAACACGGCTGGGTGGCCAAGCAGGCCATATCTGTCGAAGTCGACCAGCGCATATCCATCACAGGCGCACTGGCCGAGGCGCAGAAGAGAGTGTTAGATGTGACCGACATAGAAATAATCGAGGCACCCACGCATGCAATCGACCATATACAGCGCTGAAGACGAACAAGAACTGATGGCGCGTTTATGGGCGCCGGCAATCAAAGACAACCCACTGGCGTTTGTCATGTTTGCGTTTCCTTGGGGGCAACCTGGCACGCCACTGGAGCATTTCAAAGGCCCACGCAAATGGCAGCGTGAGGTCTTGTCAGACATCGCGGCGCACATCAAACAGAACCAGGGCAAGATTGACTTCGACACATTACGCCACGCCGTCTCGTCTGGCCGTGGTATTGGTAAGTCGGCCTTAGTGTCATGGATCACGATATGGATGCTGTCCACCCGCATAGGGTCAACGACCATCATCTCAGCCAACAGTGAATCACAACTGCGCTCTGTCACATGGGCCGAGATTACCAAATGGCTGGCGATGTCTCTTAACAGCCACTGGTTTGAAGTCTCAGCCACACGGCTGATGCCAGCCAAGTGGCTCACGGAACTGGTCGAGCGTGATCTTAAGAAAGGCACCCGCTACTGGGGCGTCGAGGGACGGCTTTGGTCAGCGGAAAACCCCGACGCTTACGCGGGTGTCCACAACTTTGACGGTGTACTGGTGGTGTTTGATGAGGCGTCTGGTATTGACGACAGCATTTGGGCTGTGACAGCGGGTTTCTTTACCGAGAACACGCCCAATCGTTTCTGGATGGCGTTTAGCAACCCACGCCGCAACACGGGGTACTTCTACGAGACATTCAACAGCAAGCGTGGTTTTTGGACAACAAAAGTCGTGGACGCTAGGACTGTCGAGGGCACGGACAAGCAAGTCTATCAGAGCATCATTGACGAATACGGCCCAGACAGCGCACAGGCGCACGTTGAGGTGTACGGTCAGTTCCCGTCAGAGGGCGACGATCAGTTCATTGGCGCCTTGTTAGTAGACGAGGCGATGAAAAGGCCTAAGTATCAAGATCAGTCAGCGCCTATCGTGATCGGCGTTGACCCCGCACGGTTTGGCGCGGACGCGACAGTCATCGCTATCAGGCAGGGGCGGGACTTGGTGGACATCCGGCGGCATCGGGGCGACGACACCATGACGGTCGTGGGGCATGTGATCGAGGCGATTGAGGAATTTAAGCCCACGCTGGTCGTGATCGACGAGGGCGGGCTGGGTGCTGGCATTGTCGACCGCTTAAAAGAGCAGCGATACAAGGTCAAAGGGGTGAATTTTGGAAATAAATCGACCAATCCCATCATGTACGGCAACAAAAGGGCTGAAATGTGGGGGAAAATGAAAGATTGGCTCAAAACGGCCTCAATACCGCTTGACAGGTTTCTTAAAACTGATCTAATTTCACCTATGATGAAGCCCGACTCCAAGGGTACG